GACTTAGATAACTTATGGAATGATGTTAGTTGGGACACTATATCTTATATTAATGAAGTAGAGGGTGAGGTAGAGCAGGTAGTTACTGTGGCTGGTGTTAGAGGTAGTGAGGCTAAATCAGAGATATTAAAATTTTTATGGTATAGAAAGAGAGCTATTAGGTGAAAGTTATTAGCTTAGGTATGGGTGTTCAGTCAACAGCATTATATTTAATGAGTTCTCTGGGCTATATAGAGAGAGCAGATTATGCAATTTATGCTGATTTAATGAGTGAAAAACCAACAACGGATAAATTAGTAGAATACTTATTGGACTGGGCAAAATATAATAATGGAATTAAAATATTAATAGAAGAAGCAGATATATATAAAGATATTATTAATGGTGTAAATAGTGATGGAAGGCCGTTTATTACTATTCCAGCATTCTCTGAAAGTGGCGGAATGGTTATGAGGCAGTGTACTGGTGAATATAAAATAAAAACTGTTAAAAATAAGATTAGAGAATTACATGGATTAAAATATAGGCAAAGAATGAAGCCAACTGAATTGTGGTTAGGAATTAGTACCGATGAAATTGAGAGAGCAAAAATTTCACAGATGTATAATGTAGAATATATATATCCATTGATAGACGAAAGGATAAGTCGTAGTGATTGTAAAGAATTTCTAGAAGAAAAAGGTTTCCATAATGTGCCTAAGTCATCATGTGTATTTTGTCCATATCAACAAAATAGGCAATTTAGAGAGATAAAAGAAAATTTTCCAGAAGAATGGAAAAAGATTATTGCAGTAGATAATGCTATCAGAGATAAGAGTAGGAGAGGAGCAAAAGACAAACTTTTTTTACATCGCAGTTTAAAGCCAATGAATGAAGTTTATTTACAAGAAGATCAACAAGAGCTTTTTATGTGTGAAGAAGGGTTTTGTGGGTTATAATTATGGATAAATTAGCTGTATATGGAACCCTGAGAAATGGCGAAAGGAAAACATATAGAGTTAATAACGTATCTTTAGTTTTTCCAGGTCATAAGAATTATCCAGCTATTATAAAAAATAAAGAAGGTAATGGTGCGGTAGTTGAATTAATAAAGGTTGATAATTATGATTTAGAATCATATGACCATTATGAAAGCATAGGTACTGGTCTCTATACTAGAGAGTTAATTGATGTATTTGATGGTGATGATTTAAAAACAAAGGCTTGGATTTATATAGCAGGGCCTTTATTAATGCAGAATAAATTAGTATTTGAAGAAGTTCCGGAGCAAGATTGGCTAAACAAAAAAACAAAAAAGATGCTGAATTTAATATAATATCTCCCAATCTTAAAGAAAAGGAGAAAGTATTAGAAATGGCTAGAAGGGATATAGTTACCTTTGGTCAACTGTTTTTACCTGAAGACTTTATGAAGTCTCAGCCAGCTCCTTATCAATATGAATTAAGTAGCGTATTGTTAAATAATGATGAGAAGAGAGTTTGTATTATATTACCTCGTGGTCACGGTAAAAGCACATTAGCCAAAGCTGCTCTTATGCATAAGCTTTATTTTAATCCAGAAGGTAAAAAGGAATTTATAGCCTGGGTAGCAGAAGAACAATCTCAGGCAGTTGACCATATAAAATATATTCAAAATCATATAGAAATTAATCCTGCTCTTAATTATTACTTTGGCGACTTACAAGGTTCCAAGTGGACTGAAAAGGAATTTACTACTAGTAAGGGCGATAGAATTATAGCCAAGGGCACAAGTCAGAGGCTTCGTGGTCGTTCTCAGCTGGGATTAAGATATACTAATATTATCCTTGATGACTTTGAATCTGAATTAAATACAAAGACTCCAGATAGAAGACGAGAAATTAAAGAATGGGTTATGTCAACGGTAGAACCCGCTCTTGAAAATTCAAAAGGTAATGAAGGTTCAATCTGGCTTATAGGCACAATTGTGCATTTTGATTCTTTTCTTCAAGGAATATATGATGGATATGAAGATGCTAAGAAAGATGAAAGAGAATATGCTTGGAAAGTAATATTTCATAAAGCTGTTGATAATGGAGTGGCTCTGTGGCCCAATTATTTCCCCATAAAGAAATTAAATGAAATAAGAAGAAGGTTCCAGGATGTTGGGCTAACTCATAAGTTTGCTCAAGAATATTTAAATGAAGCTAGAGATTTAGAGAATGCTAAGTTTAAAGTAGATAGATTAATTAATTATGATGGTGAATTTGTATCTAAAGGTAACTTTGCTTATATAATAGATAAAAAAGATGCTATCCCTATAAATGTTTATATAGGAGTTGACTTAGCTTATGAGGCTAATGAAAGAAGTGATTATCAAGTTATTATGGTTGCAGGCATGGATAGTGATAAAAATGTTTATGTTATAGATTATTTTAGAGAAAGAGTTCCTTTGTATGAAATGCCGTCAGAAATATTAAGCTATGCTAAAGAATATATGCCTATTAAAAGAGCTAATGTGGAACTTGTTGGAGCTCAGGGCATTATAAAAGATGCTGTTAATCAATTATCTGGCTCAGATAGGAAGATGATGCCTGGAATAGCAAAAGGAGTTAGGCCGCCTGCTGGTATAAAAAAAGAAGATAGATTAGAGTCTTTAGTTGCGCCAATAGTAAATAGAGGCAAAATGCATATAAAAAGGAAACATCAAGATCTAGTTGATGAAATGTTTCAATTTCCTAAAGGTAAAAATGATGACTTATTAGATGGGCTTTGGTATGCACTTGTACACGCTAGAGCTCCACTTAGTAGGAGATTTGACGCTGATGAGTTCGATGATTACATTGAGAAAAAAGAAAAGAAATTAACTGCTAAAAATGTTATATCGTGGGTAACTGGACAAAAAATATAACTTTTTTAAAAAAAAACTTGCATTTAGAGGATTTTGATATTAAATTACTTACTAAAATATTTAACTTAATACGAGGGTGTAGTTATTTCTAGTATACAAGAAATTGAACAGCAGGAGAATAATCCTGCTGAAGTTAATAAGCAACTTTGGAGACTGTGGAGAGACAGTAGGGTAGATTGGGATACCGAGGCAAGAGATTCTATAGATTTCTTTCTTGGAAACCATTACACTAATGATGAGTCGCAAGCCTTACAATCCGTTGGGCAAGCTGATTTTGTCATTGACAGGGTATATGCCGCTATTGAAAAGCTTAAATCTCTGTTGTCTTCTCGTTCTCCCAAGTTCAGCGCTATAGGTCGAGAAGATTCTGATAACAGACTCGCCCTAGTATGGCGTGTTATACTAGAGTACATCTGGGATATCTCAGATGGTGATACCCAATTCAAGCAAGCAGTGCATGATTATGCAACAACTGGGCTTGGATACTTTTATGCCTACATTGACCCAGAGGCAGATTATGGGAGGGGCGAGGTTAAATTCACGTATGTAGACCCATTTAGAGTTTACGTAGACCCAGCATCTAGAAATAGGTATTTTGATGATGCGGCTGGTATGATGTTATCTACAATCCTTACCAAAGACCAGTTATTAAACTTATATCCCACTTTAATAGATAAGATAGATGATATAGAATCTATGACATATGAAGAAGACTATCCATCTTCTCAGATGAAAAACTCTTCTCAATCATTTACTCCAGATGAAGTTGTTAGTAGAGATGTAAGCAGAGTAGAGAGATATAGAGTATTAGAAAGATTTACAAAAGTTAAAATTCCTTTTTATAGAGTATTTAACAGAATGGATGGGCAAGAATCTATCATAAATGAAGAACAGTATATGCAATTTTTAGAGCAAAATGCTGAAATTATAGAAAATGGCATGGTAGATTTAGTGGAAGTCCCTCAAACAAGAATTAAAATAACTTGTACAGTTGGAGATGTTTTATTATATGAAAACATATTAAATACTGATTGTTATCCAATTGTGCCAGTTCCTAATATATGGACAAATACTCCATATCCTAAGTCTGATGTATCCAAAGTAAAGGATTCTCAGAGATTATTAAACAAGCTTTTCTCTCTCACTCTCTCTCATGCTCAAGCCTCTGCAGGCTTGAAGCTACTCGTTCCGGAGGGTAGCGTAGATGATTTGGGGCAGTTGGAAAAAGACTGGGCTAACCCTAATGCAGTCATCCCTTATAACCCGGAATTTGGACAACCGCATTTCCCTGCCCCACAATCGCTAGCTGGAGAGTTTTACGCATTAATTGATAGAGTAGAGCACTATATAGATTTAAGTTTTGGCATACCTGAGCTTATGCAGGGCTTTAAAGAAAAAGCCCCTGACACAGTTAGAGGTACTGCTATGCTTTCAGAAATGGGAGAATCAAGAGGTAAATCTAAATTAAGAGATATAGAGGGAAGTTTAAATAGATTAGGTATGTGTATCTATAATTTGGCAAAAGGCCATTATAGTTACCAAAAAACTTTTAGAATCGTACAGCCAAATAATGATTTAACTGAGTTTACAATCAATACTAAGATGTACGATGATAAAACTCGTGAATTGCAAACAATAGAAAATGATATTACTATTGGTCAGCATGACGTGAGAATAATATCAGGTTCAACTTTACCGTCAAACAGGGTAGCTGAGTATCAGATGTATCTTGAGGCGTTTAAACTGGGTCTGGTAGATGATGTCGAGGTCTTGAAGAAATCAGAGATTTTTGACAAAGAAGGTGTCTTACAGCGCAAAGGGCAGATGGCCCAAATGCAGAGATACATTCAGCAACTTGAGAAGCAATTAAAAGACTTAAGCGGAGATTTGCAAACTGCCCAACGTGAGAATGTTCATTCTCGTAAGCAGGTCGAAGCGCAAAAATTTAAGTCTCAGCTGAAAGACGTACTTACCGATGTTAAGTTTGACAGTAAGGTAAAACTCGAAAAGTTGAAGAATGTTGTTGATGCACAAGAGGGTATTGCAAAGGAAGATGCAAAAAGAAAGTAGGAAGGGTGTCCGAAAGGACGTTTGAGGAACATACTGGTTCTGCTTTTAAAGACATCCGAAAGGGTGATGCTAATAATTAAAAGAAATCAAGGAGTTTATAATGGAAGAAAACCTTAGACAAGAAGAAACCGCTCAACAGGACGTAGTCCCAGAGCCTTTTCAGGAGCCAAATGATATGCAAATGGAATCTCCTGATTCTGGTCAAGATAGTGAAGCTAAAAAGTTTCAATCTATGTATGACAAGAAATCAGCAGACTTCGATAAGTTGAATGCCGAGGTTGGAGAGCTTAAGAAGCTTGAAAAACTTGGCAATATGCTTAAAGAAAGACCAGATGTCGTGGAAGCAATGAAAAAAACTCTGAGTGGTGAACAAGTTGTGAATGAGCAACCTCAAAAGCAAGAGCAAGCTCTTGATGAGAACTCATTCGACCCATGGGAAGCCTACTATAAACCTGGCTCTCCATCTTACGAGATGAGAGTACGGGAACAAAAGAATCTTGTAAACCAAGCTGTTACAGAACAGATGAAAGGTATACAAGAAACTGTTGCGGTAAATAACCTCAAAGGAGAATTATCTTCTAAGTATGGTATCAATGACCCACAGCAAGTTGATGACTTTATACAGTTTGCGACACAACCAAGACAGGATGTGCCGTTAGAAATGCTAGTTGATGTTTATAAAAGGTACAGAAATGTTCCTGAAAATCAAGGTGGCGAAAATCTAGAAGCTGCAAAAAGAACTCAAGCTATGCCACAATCTGCAGGAGTACTGCAAGGTGGCGAGGGTAAGAAGCCAGATGAGATAGAAGATATCTGGAAGGGTGTTATGGGCGCAAATAGTAGAAGTAACGTATTATAAATAAAACAATAGGAGTTTTAAAATGGCAACATACAATTCAGGTATAGTCAATGTCGGTGACCCAGGTGCGGTTATTGATAGTACTATCCCATCAAGGCGGCTGTTTAATTTCAGCGACCGTGTAGCAGAATTGGCGCCAGATGAATCCCCATTCTTTGTTTATTTGTCTAAAGTAGCAAAAGTTCCAACGGACGACCCACAGTTCCGATTCTTAGAAGATAGAACTAAGGTCTCCATGACAGACCGCTCATTCTTGCTCGCAGGTTCACATTCGATACCTGCTGCTGGTAGTACTCTAACTTATTCAGTTGATACTTCAGGTGGTGCAAGTGTAGATTGGCTTGTCAAAGGAATGGTTTTTGCAGTGGGTTATGAAGAAAATAACTCACCAGAGACAATTATCGTGCGCATTGAAAGTGGCATTACAGATGCTGGTAGTACTTCTTCTTTTAGTGGAAGAACTATTTCAGCTGTTGACGGTGCTGAAACAGGTGCAGATAACGCTAAGTGTACAGTAATTGGTACATCATACGCAGAGGGCAGTGGCTCTCCAGATGTATGGTCAGAAGAGCTAGATAATGATTATGGTTATACCCAGATCTTTAAGACAGCTTGTGAAATGTCCAATACTGCTCGTGCAACTCGTTATCGTGGATACGCAGATGAATGGCAACGCATTTGGAACCTAAAGCTAAGGGAACATAAAATTGACATCGAAAGAGCTATGCTTTTCGGTCAACGTGCAAGTCAAAGTGGCATCCAGTATTCTGAAGGAATATCTGGTCACATTATAAAAAATGGAACAGCAGTAGTAGATGACAGTGCTCTGTCTTATTCTTCTGGTGCTCCTTATTTTAGAAGTTCAGCCACAAGCGAATTGACATATGACAGACTGCTTAGTGACTTCGAAGTTGTTTATGACCCTGCTCGTGGTGGTAGTCAGTCTAAACTAGCTTTAGCAAGTCTACCAGTAATTACATTTTTTAATAAGCTAGGTGCTGATTTCTTTGTAAATCGCTCTATGGTGGCTGGAACTTCAACTGCTGTTAATGATGTATCTAATCTAAGATACAACATGTCAGAGAAAGAAGGAAGCTTCGGACATAAAGTTATGATGGTTGATACTATTCATGGTAGCATGGCTCTTGTAAAAGAACCTCTGTTCCGTGGATTTGCTTCAGGCTTTTTACAGCTTGTTGACCTTGACCATGTATCTTATAGACCGCTTGTTGGAAATGGTGTTAATCGTGATACGCACATCATTACGAATGTTCAATCTTCTGATGAAGACCTTCGTAAAGATATGATTCTAACAGAAGCTGGTCTTGAAGTTTCTCTACCAGAGACTCATTACCTCTTACACTTAGAAGGAGTATAACATGCGAGCTGATTATATAAATGAAAATAGTGCTTCCGCATTTGGTTGGAAAAATAAAGTCCAATACTTAGGTGCAGCAATTACACTTAGCAACGATGATAGTGGCAAAGTGTTTATGTGTGAGTCATCAGGAGGTGCTTATACCATAACATTGCCAACTGCTAGTACTGGCGAAGATGGATGTAACTTCAAATTCATTGTTGAAGAAGAGACTCCAAGTAACGACATTACTATAGCAGCTGGTAGCGCTATTATTAGTTTAGTCCAAAAAGATGCTGGCGGCGATGCGGCTAATTCTACAGCAGGTACTCAGGTATCTAATGTAATATTAGACACAACTGCTCAAAAAGGTGACTACGTTGAACTCATGTTCACTGCTGGTGAATATGTTGGTAGTTCTCTTTCTGGTATCAATAATGGTATTCAAACTTCATAATCCGAATTAATAAGGATTGACAGTATGGAACTGTGGGAGTTATCAATAAAAGGTAACTCCCGAAATCCATAAAGAATTATGAAATGTCAACATTGTAAATATCCAAATGAAGAAGGATGGTTCTATTGTAAGGACTGTGGAAAGCGTGCAAGCGAAAGTGCGTTTACTACCAATATGTATATGGGTAGCGATATTGGCAGGAGAAGTGATATTGAGTTTTCTACCATAGACTCAGAAACTCATATGAATAATATGATGAAAGAAAGAAGTGGTAGGCAAGAAAAATTTTGGAAGGAGAAAATAAATGCCTTACGGTAAAGGAACATATGGCAGTAAAGTCGGGAGACCGCCAAAGAAAAAAAAGAAGTCTTCAAAAAAAAGTAAGAAGAGAAAGAAGAAGTAATAGTATATGGCTACATTCGAAGCACAAGTAGAAGCGCTTACTAGTCTTTCGATAGATGGAAGTAGTGCGCCTACTCAAACAGAATTAACACAATTCTTAACTGATGGAGCAAAGGAAGTATTGAACGCTTTACCAGTTGAGAGAAAAAGATTATTTACTACATCAAATGATTTAAACTCAAGCAGTGTTAATTTAACAATAGCTGGCTCTGAAATATATGGAGTTACTAGAGATGATGGGACTATTAATCAACCTTGCAGGGAAATTCCTCATCAATTAAGTGGTAGGGCAAGAGATTCTTCAGATATGTCAGCTGCTACTGCAACAGACCCTGTGTATTATATTTCAAATAATATACTAAGTGTCATACCTGAGCCTAGCAATTCAAACAATGCTCACGTTCATACGATGGCTTATCCAGCAGTTGCTTATGGAGACTCATCAATTACAAAGTTTCCAGATGACGCTGAATATTTAGTACCTATATATGCATCTATAAAATCATTGCAAAATTTATTGGCAAGTAAAGCATCTGGTAATTCAGATATAACAACTGCTTTAACTGCAATGAATACAGAGCTAGATGAATTACAATCTATAGCTGACAATGTTCATACAGAAATAGGGCTTGCTAAAACAGAAGCTGCTGAGATAGCAACTCAGACTGATAACTCAGGAGATATTGCCACAGCTTTAACAGCAATAAATACGGAATTAGATAAAGTTGATGAGGTAATAGTTCAGGCTAGTGAAGAGTTTGATGAGGTAGCAACGCAGACAAGTGGAAGTGTAACATCTGCAATAGCTGCTGCAAGGAGTGCTGTCCCTAGTGTTTTAAGCATTGACGATTTAAGTATTAACGCAGTGTTACCAGTTGCTCCAAGTGCTCCAAGTTTTGATGCTGGAGCTATATCAGTTAGCGCATCAGCACCTACATATACTAAAACAAGTTTATCATTAGGTTCTGCTCCGACTATATCAGATTTAAATATTAATGCAGTTTTACCAATGGCTCCATCTATAAATACTATTTCATATACAGATGCGACAAATCAGGACGCAAGTGCTGGAACTGTTTCAAGTGCAACAGCGTCTGCTCCCTCTATTATTGATGTTAGTAGTAATGCTCCTACTTATATAAAACCAAGTTTAACAACACAAGTAGCTTTTAGCTCTTACGATGCTAGTTTAAGTGAATCTGACCCTGGGGCATTGTCAATTACAGCGGTAGCACCAAGTGTTCCTAGCCTTTCTAGTACTGCTGTAAGTTTTAGTGAGACTGCTCCAATTTATAATAAGCCTTATGTTGACCCAAATTTTACTCAAGTAACTACTCATTTAGATACTAATGAAGATATTGAGTTAGCATCTGTTAAAATAAATCAAATACAATCTCAGATACAAGAGTATAATGCTAATATTCAAAATGAGCAAGCAAAATTTAATAAAGAAAATACTGAGTATCAAGCTAAATTAGAAATAGCTATTAAAGATGCTGAGTATGATAACCAAGAAGATGCTAGGACTCTTCAAAAATATCAGGCTGAAGTTGGGAAATATCAGGCTGACGTATCAAAAGAAATTCAAGAGTATGATAAAAAATTAGCTCAGTATAGTTTGGAATTAAATACTAGATTAAAAGCTTGGATGCAAACTGAAGCAGATAATTTACAAAAATTTCAACTTGATATTCAAAATGAGCTTAATAAATTTAATAAAGACAATGCTAGGTATCAAGTTGAACTCAGAGAGGCTGTTGATAAAAATAGTGCAGATCTACAAGTAGCTATTGCGAATGCTAATAATCAGGCCCAGGAACTTAGGCAAGAGGCTTCTCAAACAACTGATGTTGATAAGTTTAATAAAGCTCAAGACCAAGCTTTGAACTTAGCTAATGCAGCAAAGCAAATGGAAGATTTAATTGCTGATAATAATAGCAAACTTAGTAAATACTCATCAGAATTACAGTCTTATCAATCTCAAGTTAATAAAGATGTGCAGGAATATCAGCAAAATCTTGATGGTGATTTAAGAGTCTGGCAAGCTGAAAGACAAACTGACATACAAAAATATTCAAATGATATTCAAGATGAATTAAATGAGTTTAATAGAGAGCAAGCTGTATTTGCAAATGAATTACAAGAGAAGGTTCAGGAGGCATCAAATCAGCAGACTAAAGATTCATCTGAATACAGTGCAAAGCTTCAAAAGTATTCTAATGAAATGCAATCTTATTCTGCTCAGGTCAATAAAGCAGTTCAAGAATATCAACAAAATTTACAGCAAAAGATAGAGGAATTTGATTCTGCTAGAAAATTACAACAGTCTTATATGGAAGAAGCTCAAGCTGGTATATCGTCTGGTAACTCATATCTTCAAGAGGCTCAGGCTATAATAGCTCAAGCTGGTGGATATGCGGCAGAGGTTAATGCTAGAGCTGGATTTACTGGAGCTAAGACACAAGCAGTGCAATCTTATATAAGCACTGCACAATCTTATATTGCTGAAATGCAATCTAAGGTAACTATATCTCAAGGATATGCAAATGAAGTGCAAATGAGATTAGGAGTAGATACTGCTCATTACGGGTGGTACGAGAGTCAACAAGCAAAATTACAAGCTGATTATGATAAAGGCTTGCAAATATTAATAGGAGGATAATATGGCTGCAAATAAAGCAACCGTAAATGTGTCAGCAAGTGTTTTACCTGATGATATGAAAGTATCTGTTGGGGGTACTATAACTTATGACTTAAACGATATGGCTGGAGATGATTCTAAATGGATTTATTATGTAAATGATATAGATACTAGTTCTGAGGTTTTAATACCTGCAGATGTTGGTTATTTAGGAACATCTGGTTCAGCTGGACATACAACGCCAACAAGAACAGCTGCTGGCGACTTGTTAGAATTTATTGTAATTAAGCATTCTGGTTTCAGAAGCGATGGAACAACTGCATCAACAGATAATTTATTTATTAATGCTACGCACGGTGTCGCAGCAGCAAATGCTACTGGAAACATTGTTTTAGAGCCGGGAGATGTCTGGTGGGGTAGGTTCGCAGGTACTGCAGATACGGAAGATTTAACAGGATTAGCCGCAGGCAATGATATTAAAGTTCAGATATACGCTGTTCTTGACGATGCATAATGGCTGTTCACTCATTAACAGTTAAACAGATTCTAAGTAGGGTGCGTCAGGTTTTTCCAGATGCACCTGAGACTTATGTAATGAGTCTAATTAATGACGGCTTATTAGAGCTTGCATCTTATGATACTAAGGTTGCTCACGCTAAGATTACTACAGCTGCAAATCAGATGTGGTATGATTTAAGTGACTCAGCAGCTAGTTCGGATGGTAGTTCTTACAAGCTAGAAATTAATAAAGTAAATAAAGTTTATCTAATGGATAGTGATGGTGATTATATTCAAATCCCTAGATTAACTAATGATAACTTATTGCTGACAGATATTACAAGTGAGTCAGCATTAAACGCACCGGATACAACATAATGGCTAGTAATATAAAATACCCAGAAGACCACGCTATGTGGTTTATAGAAGGGGATAAGCTCGCTCTGATAACTGACGTTGATAGTAGTGGCAATACTGTTACGTCTTCTAGGAAAAAATGGAAAGCAATACAAGAAGCTGTTACTGATGGTATAGTGTTGTTTTACAATGCAGAGCCTAATAAAGTTTCTGCAATAACAGATACTCCAGATGTTGACAACTCAATGCATAGTTCGTTAATTGACTATGTTAAGCGTTGTTTATATATGGATAAAGCTGGAAAGGCGCCTGACCCTAATCAATCTGCTGTGGCTATGCAGATGGCGAATTTCCATAATCAAAGATGGGTCGAGGCTACGAGAAAATTTGGAATTA